AGATGAATATAAAATTCCGAGCGGTAGCCTTAATTTAGATCTCGCACTAGGTGGCGGACTCCCGTCTGGGGCACATCGATTTACTGGTGTTAATGAAGGAGGTAAAACAAGTTGCGCCCTTTCTGTGGCTCGCAACTTTCAAGGCCACTTCGGAAAAGATGGCATGGTTGTTATAGTAAAAAGTGAAGGTCGGCTTAGTAAAGAAATGCTAAAAAGGTCAGGAATTAAAACAGACCCAGAATCTTTTTTTGTTTTAGATTGTAATATTTTTGAAAAAGTTTTTGAGTTAATTAGGGATTTAGTTTTTAATAACGAAGATGGAAAAAAGTATATGTTCATTGTCGATAGTGTTGATGCGCTTTGCCGAATGAATGATGTTGATAAACCTTTTTCTGAAAGCGAGCAAGTAGCTGGAGGAGCGCTTGTCACTTCGGTCTTCCTCAAGAAAATGGTTCTACCTATCACCAAGATGGGACACATGATGATACTAACTTCTCAAGTAAGGGTAGAGGTTGCAGCTAACCCATACGCAGCTCGTGGTGGCCCTAAGGTAAAGCAGGCTGGAGGTAACGCCATTAAACATTATGCCAACTTTATATTAGAATTTGAAGAAAGATACAACAATGATATAATGTGGCAAAATCCATCCGCAACTAAAATTGAAGACAAGGGTGATCCAATTGGTCACTATTGTAAAATTAGATTTCGTAAAAGTGTTAATGAAAAAACAGGAGCTCAAGTAAGATACCCCATTCGTTATGGCAGAACTGATGGAAATTCAGTCTGGAAAGAGAAAGAAATTATTGACATGATGTACCTTTGGGGGTTTATTGAAAAGAAAGGCGCCTGGATATCGTTTGACGAAGAAATGCTATTAGAATTAAAAAAAGAAAACCTAGAATGCCCAGAAAAAATTCAAGGCGACCAAAAGCTACTAGAATTATTAAATAGCAATGGAAGTTTGAAGGATTATTTTTATAATACTATTAGTAAAATCTTCGAAAATGAAAAAGAATAAAATCTTTATTTCTATTGCTAGCTATCGAGATCCAGAGCTAATACCCACAATTGAAAATTGTATAGCCAATGCTAAAAATCCGCGTAATTTAGTATTTGGTATCTCTAGGCAGTTTCATCCTGATGATAAATTTGATGATTTAAAAAAATATAAAAAAAGAAAATCATTTAAAATCATAGAAACAGATTACAAGCAAAGCTTAGGGGTATGCCATGCAAGACATCACATTCAAAACCTTTATGATGGTGAAGAATATTATTTTCAATTAGACTCTCATCACAGATTTGTAAAAGGATGGGATGAAAAATTAAAAGATACATTAAATAATCTCAAAAAACAAGGCAGCGAAAAACCTATATTATCATCTTACCTTCCTTCTTATGACCCCGATAGCAAAAATGAAAATAGGCTAGACGATGTATGGCGAACTTATATTGACAGGTTTATGCCAGAAGGTCCTATTTTTATTTTCCCAGAAAGCATAAAAAATTGGCAAAATTCTGAGCCCGAAAGAGCTCGTTTTATTAGTGGTCATTTTATTTTCTGCTTTGGCTCTTTTTGTGGAGAAGTTCCATATGACCCCAACTTATATTTCCACGGAGAAGAAAGCTCTCTAGCTGTTAGGGCTTACACTTATGGGTATGATTTATTTCATCTACATAGACCTTGGGTTTGGCATCATTATACACGGGAAGGAAAAGCTAGACACTGGGACGATGTCAAAAAGTGGGAAAAATTAAACAAAGAAAGTTTTGCTCGATATAAAAAACTACTAGGTATGGATGGAACTCGCAGAGCTCACTTACCAAAATATGGTTTAGGTAAAACTAGAAGTCTTAAGAGTTATGAAATGTATTCTGGCATTCGTTTTAAAGATAGAAAAATCCAACAGCATACGCTAGATAGAAATCCGCCTCCAGTTCCTTTTACAGTCAAATCTCAATATGAAAAAAACTTTGTCTCTGAGTTTAAATATTGCATAGATATTCATAAGCCCGCTTTCACTGAAAAAGATTATGATGTTTGGGTTATGGCATTCAAAGATAAGAAAGGCGAAGAAATGATTCGACTTGATGCGTCCGAAGAAGAAGTCAATCAATTATTAAACAATGATCCAAAAGATGACTTTGTTAGATTTTGGAGGCAATTTGAAACCTCTCAACTTCCAGCCGCATGGCTAGTATGGCCTCACTCAAAATCTAAAGGTTGGATGCCAATAATAGAAGGCAAAATACCTGTGTAGTGAAGACAATACTAGTTCATCTTCCAGCCTATCGAGAGCCTGAGTTGGTTCCTACAATTAAAAGCGCCCTCAAAAATGCATCAAACCCTGAAAGAATTCACTTTGGAATCTGCAGGCAATACAACCCAAAAGATGGCTTTGACAATATAGATGAGTTTCGTAATGACTCAAGGTTTAAAATCCATGATATGTTATATACAGAAGCTAAAGGTCTTGCTACAGCTAGAGCTATAATTAATGATGAACTTTTAACTGATGAAGACTTTGTTTGCCAGCTAGACTCACACCATAGATTCAAGAAAGGCTGGGATAAAACACTAATAAAATGGCATGAAGATTTAACAGAGGAAGGTTACAATCCTATAATTGGGGGTTATCTACCTTACTACAATCCGTTTAACGACCCAAAGGAAAGGGTTCAAGAACCTTGGTTTTCAGAAGCTGCATGCTTTTATCCGCACAATACAATTTTCATCAGACCTACAGGCGTCAAAGGTGGGTGGAAACATTTAAAAAAACCATACCCAGCTCGATTTCTTAGCGGACATTTTGCATTTGGCTCAAATCAATGGGCTAGAGATGTAAAGCATGATAAAGACATTTTTTTTGCTGGAGAAGAATTAAACTTAACCGTCCGCAGCTTTACTCATGGATATGATTTATTTCATCCTCATCGAGTAATTATTTGGCATGCAACCATGAGGGAAGAACGCGCCAATAAACTAATTTGGGATGATCAAAGCAAGCGGGGCGAAGATATGTGGTGGAAAGGTAACGACTCCGCTAGAGCTAGAATTAGACAATTGATTGGAGTAGAAGACAACGGTATTGATCTAGGTGAATACGGTTTAGGCTCTCAACGCAGTCTTAAAGACTACGAAAAATATGCTGGCATACATTTTAAAAAAATGTCATTCCAGAAATATACAAAAGACAATAACTTTGCACCTAATCCATATGAATATCAAACAGAAGAAGAATGGGAAGACAGTTTCATGTTTTCTTTTTATCATTTAGTTAATATTGAAAGGCGCGACTTACCAGAAAGCGACTATCAGTCTATTTTAGTTGCATTCGATGACGAGAATGGAGTAGGTATTCATTCAAAATCAATTGATGGTAAAGAGCTTGATGATTTTATAGAAAATAATAAAAAAATACATTATGAAGAAATGTTTTTAACTGAAAAAAAACCAGCAAAAGTTGTTTATTGGGCTCACAGTAAAACCAGAGGTTGGGCAGAAAGAGTGGAGCATCAAATATAAAATGAAAACCGTACATTTATTACGCAATGAATGGTGCAAATGGATTATGCACCAATTACTTTTAGATATTGGATTATATTATAGAGATAAATTAAATTATGAATTTAAAATATATAATTCAAAAAAACCAGTAGACATTAAAATTGGAAAGTATGATTATATAATAGCCGACACAGATATAGTTATCTACGACGAAGAAAATGACGCACTTAAAGCAATTTGCCACTCTTACAGAAAAAAAGCTAATGGGAATTTAGGTTTATTTGATATTTTTAAAAAAAGAAATAATAAAAATGATGTACTCCTTGTGCGTAATTACTACTACTGGGGAGTAGAGAAAGAAAGGTCTTCAGATTGGAATTTTAAAATTGAGCCGACTATTTTTTACGGTTTCAATCCAGAAGCTAATTATTACCACTGGCATAGCAAAAGAAAATTAATTAAACATGAGGATTTAATTGATAAAATGTGGTTCAAAGGATTAATCTTTAGGGGCGACGAAAAAACACTCAGTGATAAAGGTTATACCAATCCATATGGCTCACCAACCTTAAATCATTCGCAATATTTAAACGAAGCAATCAAGTACAAAATCGGCCTTTCCATACCAGGCACATGCGAACTATGTCATAGAGATTTCGAGTATATGGCAATTGGCTTGCCTATTCTGCGTTTCGAGTTTGCTGGCAATTATATACCTGAAATTAAACCTAATTACCACTATATATCTATTGACAGGGATGAAAACTTTCCACCAGAACACCTGTTTGATCAGCGCGGAGGCGATAAATATGTAGAAAAATATATGTCTAAATTTGACGAAGTAAAAGAAGATAAAAATTTCTTATCGTTTATTTCTAAAAACGCGCATGAATACTACAAAGCCTATTGTTCGCCCGAAAATATGCTTCCATCTATTTTAAAACAATTCAACAATTAATATGAGTAAAAATATAGTATTATCTAAAAAATTAAAATTTGATAAAGAAAGAAACCATGAAAAAGGATTTTGTTCGTTTGATGGTTACATGGCGATGCAAAGTTTTAGGGCTTTTAGTGCGACTTGGGATTTAATTTCGGAAACAAAACCTAGCACTATCATCGAAATAGGTACAGCTGCAAGCGGTTTTTGTAGATTTTTAAAATCTGCAGTGGATGATCTAGATATTGACTGCCCGATTATTACTTATGACGTAAATGATGTCGCTCATAGATCAACCCTAATTAATGCAGGTATTGAATACAGACAGCAAGATTGTTTCGGCAAAAACAATCAAGACAATTTATTGGCACTGAAAAATGATATACAAAAGTCTGGAGTAACAATAGTTTTTTGCGACGGAGGACACAAGATCACTGAATTTAATATACTTTCCGATTACCTAAAAAGCGGAGATATTATCTTAGCCCATGACTACAGTTATTCAAAAGAAGTTTTTGAGAATAAAATAAAAAATAAAATTTGGAACTTTTGCGAGATAACTTACGATAGAATTGAGCCATCAATTAAACGCAACAATTTAAAGCCTTTTCATGAAAACTCCATGAACAACGTTGCTTGGGCCTGCTTTAGGAAATCGTAACCCATTATGAATAACACAAACTCCATACCCTCGATTATCGAAAAACATGGAAGCGATAAAACCTTATCTGGATATAGCTATATTTACGATAAAGTTTTTAATGCGCTAAAAGATAACCCTATAAAGTTTTTAGAAATCGGGCTAGGCACCCTTGACCCATCAATACAATCTACATTCGTAGGTAACCCATCTCATTACCCTCACTATCAGCCTGCAGCAATCTTAAAAGCCTGGAAAGAGTATTTCTCAAATGGTTTAATTTACGGCATTGATGTCGCCGAAGACTGCATGATAACCGAAGATAGGATCAAAACTTTCCTTGGTAGCTCTACAGACATTGATTTTGTTAAAAATAATTTTAACCATTCCTATTTTGACATCATTCTGGACGACGGGTTGCATACTGCCGACGCTCAAATTAAAACTTTTAGAAATTTTTTTAATAAAGTTCCTGAAGGCGGTCTATATATTATAGAGGATATTGGTGGCGGCGGAGACGGAGAAAATGTTTTTTCAAAATACGAATCTGAGCTCATGTTTGAGATTTCACAACATGAATACTATTACGGAGGTAATATACTAATTATCAGGAAAAACAACTCCAAGAAAGGTAGTATAACTCTTGACCAGTTTACTGAAATCATTGCAGAAAAACACAAAAACTTAGTTCATGAAAAACAAAATTTAACCATAGTTAGTGGTCTTTGGGATATTAATCGCGTTGGGCGAGATTGGTCCAGATACCAAGAGCACTTTGATAAATTTCTTAAAATTCCTTGCAATATGGTTCTGTGGATTCCTAAATCCCTCGAGTCTTTTGTTTGGGATCGGCGGTCAAAGGAAAATACTTTTGTTAAAATTTATGAGCTAGAAGATATTAAAGACGGAATGTTTTCTCCTTTTTGGGATAATCTACAATCAATTAGACTGGATCCGACTTGGCAAAATCAAGCAGGATGGCTTTCCGAAAGTCCTCAATGCAAAAACGAATACTATAATCCAATTGTCATGTCAAAGATGTTCTTCCTTCATGATTCAAAAATATGGAATCATTTTGATACAGATTATTTTGTCTGGCTTGACGCAGGAATAACACAAACAGTTTATGAAAACTATTTCTATAATCAAGAAAACTTAAGTAAATTAACAGAACACATTGATCCTTTTTTGTTTCTGTCTTATCCATATGAAGCAGATAAAGAGATTCATGGTTTTGATTTTGCTTCAATCAATAAGTATGCAGGAGAAAAAGTTGACTATGTATGCAGGGGTGGTCTATTTGGCGGTCACAAAGATTTTATAGCTCAAGCTAATAGCGAGTACTACCATTTATTAAGTCGAAGCTTAAGTGAAGGTTTTGCGGGCACAGAAGAAAGTGTTTTTTCAATTATGTCAAAACTTTCTCCTGAATATTATAAACGTTACAAACTGGATGGCAATGGCTTAATTTCTAAATTTTTTGAATCATTAGAATCAAACTCTATTAAACTTGAGGAGTTCACCCAAAGAAAGCCAAAATTCATTCCTACTATCGAAGACATTTCAGATATTAAAACTAATTTGTATTTCTTAACCTTCAATTTTCCTGATCAACTAGAAGCTACAATTAAATCCCTACAAAAACATGATAATTTCTTAACTCATCCTGTGCAAAAAATTATCATCGACAACTCAACTAGTCAAGAAGCCCGCAATGGAAATAAAATCATAGCAGATAAATATGGTTTTGAGCATATCTCAATGGGAAAAAATACAGGCATTTGCGGCGGACGTCAATTTGCAGCTGAACACTTTGATCATAGTGATTCAGATTTTTATCTTTTCTTTGAGGATGACATGACGATCTCTGACCCAGAAGAAGGAATATGTAGGAACGGTTTTCAAAAACATGTTCCTAACTTATATAAAAAACTTCATCAGATTATGCTGAAAGAAAAATTTGATTTTTTAAAGCTTTCGTATACAGAGGTTTTTATGGATAATAATTTACAGGTCAGTTGGTATAATGTTCCCCAACACATTAGAGATGAAGTTTGGCCTAACTATAACAAGCTTCCCGAAACAGGCCTCGATCCCAATTGCCCCAGAACAAAGTTTGGTCCAATAGAAGCGCTAGATGGACTGTCTTATATTAGCGGCGAAATATATTACGCTAATTGGCCCCATATTACGAGCCGAGAAGGTAATAAAAAGATGTTTATAAACACAAAATGGGCTCATCCTTACGAGCAAACATGGATGTCACATATTTTTCAAGAGTCTCGTAAAGGCAATATTAAACCAGCCGTTTTACTAGCCTCTACAGTGACTCATGATCGATTTAAACACTACAAGCCTGAAGAAAGAATAGAAGGTTAGTGTAACTCATGATAAGTGAAAAAAAATATTGCAATTATACTTTATGGCTTGACAAGAGGTCAAGCAAAATTAACTTCAGAAAGCTTTAGAAAATATTTAGTTGAACCATTATCTGAATCTTATAATACACAGATATTTCTGCAGGCCTTAACTATGGACAAGCTAAAGGTTTGCGATAGACAGCTACCCCCCTTAAACCAAAAGATGGCTCGAACAGTTGTTGAAATAGAAGATATAGATGATTGGAAATTATTTAACCCCAATAAATCAAAAGCAATTAATCAAGAAAAATTTAGAGAAACTATTGACTTTCCTAAATACATTCAAAATCATGTCGACCCTTATAGGAATGGATATGCTTCTGTTAGAAATTACTTAACTGCACTACACTCACTTAAAGAAAGTTTTTCTTTATCACTAGAATCTAGCTTCGATTGCTATATTATTCTGAGGTTAGATTTACTCTTCCAAAGCAACACAGACATTTTAAAATCAATTCAATATTTAATTAATAATCCAGACAGTAAATTTTTATTCACACCTGGTTGGGCAACACATAGAGGTTACAATGATAGAATGGCTATCGCTAAATTTAATGAGGCAAAAGTATATTGCAATAGAATCGATGATTATATTGAATGTAGTAATCACGAACATAAATTTTCGCATTATAATATTCATTCCGAAATTATACTAAAAATGATTTTATCAAAATATGGAATTTCATCAAAATGGGTTAAAGCTTATGTTGCAAGAATTAGGGCTGACGGTTCCGTATTAGACAGTTAAATGAAATTCAAAACCTTAACAGGCTCCGTAAGAAAAGTAATTGGCGTCCAGAAATACATGATAGATTGGGATGGAGACAGCAAAAGTAAATTCCAAAAATCAGTCAAAGAATTCTTAAAAAAATACTGGCAAAGGCAAGTTGTCTTTGAAGAGTTTCCTGTAGCTGGAACAAGAATGACATTTGATTTCTACAATGCAAACGATAAAATTGCTATTGAAGTGCAAGGAGGGCAACACACAAAGTACGTACCCTTTTTCCATGGCGGATATAAAAGTAATTATTTAATGCAATTAAAAAGAGACCACCAAAAACATGATTTTTGCGAACTTAATGACATAAAGTTGGTAGAAATATATGAAAAAGATAAACTTTCAAAATCTTTCTTTAAAAAGTTAGATATTTCATTATGACTTGTGTAATATATATAAATGAGTGATATCGATCCCGACAATCTTCCTGCATTTCAAATTCCAGATTCTTTACTTGATAAATTGTATGAGTTCACAGGGACTGCTAGCGAACAATCTAAAGGTTTTTTACTCACATATACCGATCAAAACGGCACTCCTATGGTTTTTTGTCGCGCAGGCAGTGCTGTAGTAGAAATGGGTATCAGAAAAGCTCTAGAGCAGTATTTGATTGAAATTGAAGGCGCTGATATACCATTTGACGCAAACGATTAAATATAAAACTTGACTTGCACTTAAATTAGTGCTATCATTATAGCCTTATGATGTACTCCTTTGACTTAGAGAAGCAATTATTAGCTGGATTAATAAACCATCCCGATGTCTTTATAGAAATTTCTCACTTCATAGATGAAGATGATTTTTATGATGAAAATTCACAAGTTAACCGCACAATTTTTTCGCTTCTTAAAAACGCAATAGAATCTGGAATCAAAACAGACTATGTTATGCTGGCAGAGAGGGCATCATCGCTAGGCATATCTTTTGAAGATAACATTAATATTGCTGATTATATACAAGCGCTCTCACTCAGGAAAACGAATGCTGATAGCATTATGAGCGTCGCAAAAGACTTAAAACAATTAAGCGTAAGAAGGCAAATAGCCGAAGCTTCAAAGCAGGTTATTAAGAAAATGCAAAACGCTTCTCCTGAAGAGCCTTTTACTCAGCTTGTCGAGGACTCAGATCGTATTTACAATGATGTTATCAATGTTTACGATAATGCCGCAGATTCCCCTGAAGATTTATTTGCAGACATGGAGGACATTATTGAAGATCGTGGCAACAACCCCGTTGAAGAGTTCGGTTTAATCGGCCCACACAAGAGGCTTCATGAATTATACGGATCATTGTTAAGGCCAGGTAATATTACAACCATTACTGCTAGATCTGGCGTTGGTAAAACTCAATTCTGCTTAGACTTTTGCTTAAAGTCTTCACTAATTAATGGTGGTGTTCCTATTTTGCATTTTGATAATGGTGAAATGAGCAAGGAAGAATTAATGGGTAGGCTATGCTCATCGATGTCGGGCGTACCATTGCATTTAATTGAGACAGGCAAATGGCGCAGAGCTGGCAAAGAAGTGGTGGATAAAATTCGGTCTGTTTGGCCCAAATTAAAACAATACAATTTACATTATTATAATGTTGCTGGCATTAATGTTGATCAAATGGTAAACTTAGTTAAAAGATTTTACTACAGTAAAGTCGGCAGAGGGAATCAAATGATTTTTAATTTCGATTACATTAAAACTACTTCTGAAAATTTAAGTAATAAAAATGAGTGGCAAGTGGTAGGTGAAATGGTTGATAAGTTCAAGCGTTTAGTCCAAAAAGATGTTTTGTTTGATGGCGACCCAGTTATAGCTATGATGACTAGCGTTCAAAGCAATAGGTCTGGAATTACAAACAACAGGAGGCCTGAGAATATAGTTGAAGATGAAAGTATAGTTTCTTTGTCTGATAGAATTACTCAATTTAGCTCGCACCTTTTTAGTTTAAGGCAAAAGTCTCATGATGAAATGTTAGAGTCTTCTGATTTTGGCACCCATAAATTAGTTTGTTTTAAGCATCGGCATTTAGGGTCAGACTATGTTAGAGCTTTGCAGCCCGTAAGAATGGAAGACGGATCGCTAGTTAAAAATTCTTTGTTTTTAAGTTTTGATAATTTTAATATTACGGAATGCGGAGACATGCAAGACTTCGCAAGCTCTCAAGGCGCTCAAGCTGACATGAATCTTGCTGATAGAGATGCAAACGAGCTACCCGACATATGATAAGTTCTGATAAAATAAAGCAAATCCTCGAGGAGCTTGGCTACAAACTCCATGATAAAGGCAAATACTGGCAAACTGCAGCTATTTATAGAAACGGAGACAACGAAACTGCTCTACAAATTTATAAAGATACAGGCGCATGGAAGGATTATGTAAAAAATACTCCATTCATGACCTTTAAGAAATTGTTAATTCTTACTTTAAACACGAATGACGCCAAAGAACTTTCAAAATATTTAAATAAAGAAGAAACATTTTATTTATCCGACAAATCAAAAGCTTCAGACGAGAAGATAGAAATGGAAGATATTTATCCTGAGTCCTGTTTGTCTTCCTTGTTACCTCATTATAAATTCTACAACGATAGAGGCATCTCAAAGGATATTTTAGTTAGTTTAAAAGGTGGTCTAGCTACCAAAGGTAAAATGTATCAACGTTTTGTGTTTCCTATTTACAATGAGTACGGGCAAATTCATGGTTTTTCTGGCAGAGATATGTCGGGCAAGGAAGGTCGCCCTAAATGGAAGCATATAGGTAAAAAAAATACATGGGTATACCCTGCTTATGTTAACGAACAATTTCGATCAACAAATAATCAAGACGCTATCATTGTGGAAAGCATAGGTGACTGCTTAAATTTACTAGAGAATGGCTTTGAGAATGTATTTGTGTCTTTCGGTTTAGATGTCTCCTCCAAACTTCTATGCTATCTTGTTCAGCGAGGGTTCGATAATATTATTTTATCATTTAATAATGATGCAGGGAAAGCTGACAATAGGGGGTTAAATGCGTCAATTAAAAATTATTTAAAATTATTAAATTATTTCGACAAGAATAATATTAAAATTTGCTTGCCCAATAAAAATGATTTCGGAGACATGAATGAAAAAGACTTTAAAGATTGGTCTAATAAATTATCATTATATAAGGAAACCGATCAAACTAAAAAGGTTTTGAGTACGGCGAGAGCTTTGTACAAAGATAAGCAACTACCTAAAACATTAATCAAAAACCTAAAATTAATCGATGAGCAAGCATGAATCAGCGTTATCCGCGAGCAGGATCAAGACATTACAGCAATGCTCTTGGAAATATTGGTGCAACTATAAATTAAAGCTACCAGACAAGTCAAACGACGGAGCTAGCAGAGGTTGGATTTGCCACTTGATTTTCGAACTATTGGGCGAAGATAGGCACAAAAAGCATTACGATGCTGTTGTTAAGAGTGGCTCCATATTTGATTGCGAACCAATAAAGAGGCTCACCATGCACCATGCGCGCAGGCTGAACGTAGATGATGATGAGAACCTAGCGCTGATTGATAAAATGACAGTTAATGGTTTACATTGCGATTTTTTTGGAGAGCAGAAATCAACTCCCGATCAAGCCATCTCTGAAAAATCATTCGACATATCAATTTCAAACGAAAATATATCTTATAGAATTAAAGGTTTTATCGATAAGTTATTTTTATACAACGATGAATCTTATGCTTTAATTAGAGACTTCAAGAGCAGCAAACAAGTATTCAAAGGTAAAGAAGTAACAGATAACCTCCAACATCTAATGTATTCTCTGGCGGTAAAGCATTTATATCCAGAATTTAAAACAAGAGAGAGTGAATTTTTATTTTTAAAATTTGATTTAACTAAAGACATGTTTGGAAAATCGGGCAATGGCGTTCTAGAAATGGAAATGGTTACCGATGAAGAGCTTTCTGGATTGGAGTATGAGCTGTCTGAAATTCAGAGCTACATTGACACTTTTGACGAAGAAAAAGCAAGGTCTAATTTTGCAGCTAAACAAAACTATCCTTCTGACGGGACTTTTGGTGGCCCATTAGCTTGCGGTAAAGACGGCTTTAAAATTAGTAGAGGTCAGCCAGTCTTAGATAAAAACGGAGACCCAATTCCTGCTTTTATCTGTTCATACAGAAAACCTTTTTCGTATTATGCATTAAAAGACTCCTCAGGTAAAGTTATGAAAACTTGCTTTATAGAAGATAAGGAAGACTTGATCGCTTCAAAGAAAGAAGGTCAGTCTGTAGAGCTAATGGAGTATAAAGGATGCCCCCATTGGGAAACACCTACAGAGTATTCTGATTTATTTGACTAATTAGTGTAATACTAGTTATGATCTTTCCATTTTTAGTTATGGGCTCCGCCCTTACTCTTGCTGGAGTAGCTGCATATTTTAGTATCATTGGATTAACCACCATATTCCCTGGCGTCTTTTGGGCTATAGTTATTATGGGTGGGTCTTTGGAAGTTGGCAAACTTATCACTGCTGTTTGGCTTCACCGTAACTGGAAAGATTGTAGATTTGGCATTAAAACTTACTTAACTACAGCTGTGGTTGTTCTTTCAATTATCACTAGTATGGGAATATTTGGATTTCTAAGTAAGTCCCACATTGAACAGGAGGCTGGATCCTATCAATTTGTTTCCCAACAAAATGTAGTAAATAATAAAATTGAATCCATCGAATCAAAAAAATTATCACTC